AGTCATCGGTTTGCCGCCGCACAGGTGGCTTAGAAGTATCAGTATATTGCAGACTCCAAGCCCGGATTGTTTGCCGCCGCACAGGTGGCTTAGAAGGCTTGGAAAGCGAGTAGAGCCATTGACGGATCGTTTGCCGCCGCACAGGTGGCTTAGAAGTGAAGTAAGTCATTAAGGAACTCTAACCCGTCGTTTGCCGCCGCACAGGTGGCTTAGAAGTGACAGGAATAATAGGTCTGTGATTACTTGAAGTTTGCCGCCGCACAGGTGGCTTAGAAGTTTTTAGGATTGCCATAATCCAGCAATGTTTTGTTTGCCGCCGCACAGGTGGCTTAGAAGACTAGTCACTGTGCCAGCATTAACCTGCAAAGGTTTGCCGCCGCACAGGTGGCTTAGAAGTATTAGGAAGGGCACCAGGCTGTAACCCTGAGGTCGGCTAGTCCGTGAGGGTTCGAATCCTTCTCTCTCCACCACCATCATTTCCACCTAATTTCACCTCCATCTTCACTCTTTTTAGTAAATTTAGATCATAACTATAGTGTTTTTAGTAAATTTTGTGCTATTTTAGCAATTGAAGTACTTCAGAAGGTTTGCAGGATGCAATTTTGGGAACGGATTCCCCCCTTTTGGGGTCGCTATGGATAAAGCCACACAACTTAAATTCGATAACGCTGAAATAGCCGCCAAGATGAAGGGCAGCTTGCTACTCTTTATTCAGGTGTTCTTCCCGATACTGACAGGACGAGAATTTATTATCTCCAAGCCTGTTGGTCGGGAAAGTCACTTTATTACTATTTCAAGAGCGTTGACTAAGTGTACTCGGTTACAAGCACTGCGATTGCTCATAAATGTTCCTCCTGGCCATGGGAAAAGTATAATGGTCAGCTTTTGGATAGCATGGTGCTTGGCTAAATGGCCTGACTGTAACTTCCTCTATATATCCTATTCCAAGACCCTTGCGGCATCACACACTGAAGTCATTAAGCGGATTATGATGCTTAGTCAGTATCGGTGCATATTTGATGTTTCGCTGAGGGATGATTCTCAAGCGAAGGATTTCTTTACTACTGAGCATGGTGGGGTGGTGGCTGCTTTCGGAGCAGCAGGGGCAATAACAGGTCGTAATGCTGGCCTTCCGGGCTTAGATAGATTCAGCGGATGCGTAATAATTGACGATGCTCATAAACCGGACGAAACGAGTTCAGATTTAATCCGAGAAAGTGTAATTACAAATTTCCGTGAAACGATTCAACAGCGTCCTCGGGGTATCAATGTTCCCATAGTATTCATAGGACAACGGCTTCACGAACAAGACTTACCGGCTTACTTCCTTTCCGGTGAGGACGGCTATAATTGGGATAAAGTGATTCTGAAGTCACTAGATGAAGCTGGAAATGCGCTTTATCCCGAAGCCTTCCCGTTAGAAATGTTGCTCATTCGGCAAGAGAAAGACAGATACGTTTTCGCATCACAGCATCAGCAAGACCCACAACCTGCTGGCGGTGGACTCTACATGACAGAAGACTTCCCACTCCTCTCTGAAGAACCTAAGTTTGCAATGACCTTCATTACCGCAGACACAGCAGAAACAGAAGACCCACGCAACGATGCAACCGTGTTCTCGTTCTGGGGCTATTACAACATCGAGACTGAAGGACGAAAGACTAATGTGTTCGGCTTACACTGGATAGCGTGTCGTGAAATGCGTGTTGAACCTAAGAAGCTTGAAGGTGAATTTCTCGATTTCTGGCAAGACTGCGCACGACACGAGAAGCCGCCGATGGTTGCATTCATCGAGAAGAAATCCACAGGCGTAACTTTGATTTCAATTCTCAAAGAAATGCGCGGATTAAAGATTCGTGAAATAGAGCGCACACGTAAATCAGGGAGTAAGTCTCAGCGATTCATCGACATTCAGCCTTACATTGCAGCTAAACAGGTGTCATTGCCTTTGCATGGTATTCATACGGAAATGTGTATCAAGCATATGACCAGAGTGACTAATAATGATTCACATGCGCACGATGATATTTGTGATACTTGTGCAGATGCTGTACGTATTGCATTGATAGATCGAATGTTAATCGGATACACCCATAAGTTTTCAGACTGGAAACAAACAACAAGCGCGGCGCTGACTCAGCAACAACGGCTCAATGCCTTAAAGAAAAAAGCCTATTCCAAAAGGATTTGAAAATGGCAATTGCAGCGAAGTATACCTCTCAACTGGATAAGATTAAAGACTCTGTGGAACAGGCTTATACCTACTTCAGACCAAATTATGAACGCTATCACCAGTTCATGCGGTTCGTCTATAAGTCAACGCTGACTGAAGATGATATCGCTGTGCTTGCAACACTCGGCCGACCTCAGATTGAGTTCAATATGATGGAAGCCTATATCTCAAGATTACGAGGTGAGTTCTCACGCATGGAGCCAGGTGTCGTTATACGCTCGAAAGACGGCTACGATGATGTTGACCCTCAACTTATTACAGTCCTAGAGGCGCATTTTAAATCCATTCTAAGCGACCCTGATAACGATGGCATGAGCTACGATGTCTATACAGACTTGCTGGTAGGCGGTTTCTCAGTCGTAGAAGTTTACACTGATTACATCTCAGAAATGTCCATGGATCAGAAAATTTGTATCCAGCGAGCATTCGACCCAACACTATGCGGTTTTGACCCATTAGCTCGTAAATCGCACAAAGGCGACGGTAATTTCTGCTTTCAATTGTTTCCCAAAGAAGCTGAAGACGTTGAAAGAGAATACGGCTCAAAAGCACTGAATGGATTGAAGTACGCACGTAGCTTCTCAGGCTTCAACTGGTCATATCGATCAGCTAAGAAAGATATCGTCCTGCTCTGCGACTACTACAAGAAAGATTTCAAGAAACAGAAAATCACCAAGCTTTCTAATGGCCGTGTTGTTAGCGTGAAACATTATGAAGAATTGCTCGAAATGTGGGAGAAGGCCGGACACATCGAACAGGCTCCAATTCCAATCGGCAAGACAAGAGAAACAATACTTGAGGAAATCACTAGGCATCGGTTCTCAGGTGCAGAGCTTATTGATGTCACCAAGACGAATTACAAGATGCTGCCGCTCGTATTTTTTGACGGCAACAGTGCTATCCTGCGCGATAACAGTGATGCCTCTGCTGAACAAATGACCAGACCTTACATTTACAACGTGAAGGATGCTCAACGACTGAAGAACTACGCTGGACAGTGTCTTGCGAATGAGCTTGAGAACACGATTGAGCATAAAATCGTGGCTTCCGTGGAATCTGTCCCTGAAGACTACCTAGATGCTTACATTAATGTTCAGAAGCCGGCTACGCTGCTTTACAACGCATTTTACGATGGAGATCCCAATATCCCATTAGTGCCTCCACGTGAAATCATGCGCACACCAATTCCACCTCAGATTAGCGAGACCTTCCAAATGTCTGACAATCTCATACAAGGCATCTTAGGAAGCTATGACGCTGCGTTAGGGATTCAGAACAACGAACTATCAGGGGTAGCGATTATGCAGGGTGCTATGCACTCTAACGCTGCAGCAATGCCTTATACCGTAGGATTTATGAAGGGCTGGAACCGTGTATGCCAGATTAACCTTGATTTGATTCCAAAGTATTACCTGACTCCAAGGTCACTCCCAACTGTTCATCCTGACGGCAAGCGTTCATATCAGGTGATTAACAAGGTTGGCAATCCCTTCATGAATTACGATCCACTCAGTCTTGATATTAAGGTTGAAGCTGGTGTGAACTTTGCAGTTCAGAAACAGATTAGTCTTGAGACGATTATTCAGCTCATGCAGACATCTGAAGCGTTTGCCGCCTTTATTAATACTAAGGGTCTTGGCATCTTACTGGATAACATTGAAATCCGTGGCATTGACGGTCTACGTCAAGCTGCTGGTGAGTTCATGAAAGAGACTGAACAACGGCAAGCTCAAGCACAGCAAATGGCTCAACAAGAAGCACAGCAACAGATTGACCCTAAACAGCTTATGGCTATGCAAGCTCAAGCGGAAATGGCGAAGGTCAAACAGAAGACTGATGCTAGACAGCAAGAGACTCAGGTTCAGTTGGTTAAGATTGCTACAGATGATGCAGTTAAAAACAAGATGGCTGATATTGAGATGCTCAAGGTCATGGCTGATATTGATGGTGCTGGTGTTGATCAAGCGTTGAAGCAAGAGAAGGTTGATGCTGAAAATTCGCGCACTGCCGTGGAAATGGCTGTTAATGTAAGCTCTCATCATCACGACATCGCGAACGCTGACCGTGACCATGAGTTGAAAAAGACCGAGGCTAAAGCTAAGAAAACTTCAAAAGGAGATAAAAAATGAGAGATAAACCAAAAGGTGGGATGAAACAGAAGCCTAAAAATAAGAAGGTTAAAGGGGCTTATTGAGAAATTTTATTGCAAATAATATTATATTAATATAATATGTATTGATTGCCACAAGTGTCTAAGAAACGCTTGTGGCATGGGGATTCGTAACGATCAATTACAGGAGTAGTATGTAACATGTCTACTAAAAAAGCAAAGACTTTTAACTCGCAAGTCTACGATCTAGCCTGCAATCACCTTAAATTAAAACGCCGCGAAAAAACGATATTCTATCGCTTACTTGGTTTTCTGATTCGTAACGATAAACCTTTTCCTTATTCAGTACCCTCATTATCAAAAGTTACCGGCTACGGCAGAACTGTTATTTTTGAATCATTAAATATATTAGAAAGATTTGGATTAATAAATCGAGCAGGATTAGGCCCAAAACGAAAATTTCACCCTGGACATAAGTTGGTAGATTATTTTGCAACCGTCCGGAATCGTACAAATAACGACCTGTATAATATGTTTACAACCGTCCGGATTCCGGACTCAAAAGTTGTACAACCGTCCGGAAACCGGATAGATGAAAACATCTTTTCTTTAAAACTTAAAGAAAAGGAATTTTCACAATCAGAACTTCAAGAGATAAACTACTACAAGAAAAACCCAGACATATTAATTTTAGAAGAACACAAATATTTATTTAATAAAACTTAATATTGTTTAATCCCTGTTCCATTTACATAAAAAGTTGCTATACTCAAATTTATAACCCGACTAGCGGGATGAATTTCTAGGTCATACACGCAACTATGCGGATAAAATAGTCGGCACTATCACGGATGGTAGGTCACACGGTCACGCCGGAAACAGTGAGGTTTCAAATGGACGCAAAGGATATTGCAGAAGAATTGCAAGAAACTGATTTAGTTGTGGAGCCAGAGGACGTAAAGAAGTCCGATGACGCACTTCCTGAGAAAACGCTAACTGTTTCCCAAGTGAACGACCTTGTAAAAAAGGCGAAACTTAAAGGGGAACGGAAAATGCAAGAGCAATTAGACGCAGCAAAGCTTCAAATCGAGCAGCTTCAGGCTCAACAAGCACAGCAAGCTCCTGAACAGCAACAGGCACAACCACAGCAACAGCCGCAACAAGGGCAGATGCAAGGGATTGACCCAGCGCAGTTACAGCAGCAAGTCATGCAAATGTTTGCACAGAAGCAGCAAGAGGATGAGCAGAAACGGCATTCTGACCAGCTTGAAAAGGAAGTGAATGATGTAGCTCAACAGTATTTCGGCAAGATGGCTCAAGGTAAAGATTTATTTGAAGACTTTGAATCAATGACTGCTGATTTTAACCCTGCTGAGTTTCCACAATTAGTCTTTTTAGCTAATCAAACGGATAACACTGCGGCTCTAATTTATGAGTTGCGGAAGAACCCAGGTAAATTAGCTAACTTAGCTTTATTGGTTGAGCGATCACCCAGTCTAGCTAGGAGCGAAATAGCAAAGCTTTCCGAATCAATTAAGCGGAATGATGAAGCTAGTCGCAACTTGCAAGAACCACAAGACCCCTTAAACCGTCTGAAATCTTCCCCCGTGGGAACAGGCAGCGGCACAAAGAATGTGCGGGATTACAAGGAAGCCTCCTATTTAAGAGGCTAGTAATCCAACTTAACGGTCATGTCTGTTCCTTGAATATGGATATTCATTGGAGAAAGACATGGCCGTTCCAAATAACATTTTACAACAAGTACAAACCTATCAGCTTAGTAACCTTGCTTACCTACAGAACTTAAACTGCTTCGTTTCAAGTGCTAACACTAAATTTAAAGGGTTCGAAAGCTTTTCGGGCAATTTGGGTGATACGGTTACATTTGATTTACCACCTCGCTTCACAACTGCGAACTCTTTAGTCGCGACCTTCCAGTCTGCTGATCAACGAGTTGAAAGCATTACTGTTGATAGAGCAAAGAACGTATCTTATGCCTTCTCTGCACAACAGTTCATTTTCAACGTAGAAGATTACATGACTAAGTTTGGTAAATCCGCTGTCGAGGAATTATCTGCTGAGATTGAATCTGACATTGCGGCTACCTGCGTAGAAGCCCCTTACCGCTTCTATGGTGACGGTATTACTGCAATTAATTCTTATGGCCAATTATCGGCGGCACTTGCCATGTTCCGTAACTACGGCACTGCTAAAGATGAGACTAAGTTCTATATAAGTGACATTGCGCAATCAGCAATCGTGAACACTGGCTTAAACCAATTCACGATGGAGCGTAACAACAAGTCTGCAAATTCTTGGGATGTCGGTGATTTCAACAAAGCTGCTTTCTACGTGTCTAACTTGCTACCTGTGCACACTGCTGGAACATTAGGTGAAGCTGGTACTGTATTGACTGTGACATCGGTTGTTAAAGATGCGAACGATGCGGTAATTCAAATCGTCTGCTCTAACGCTGGTACAGATGCAAATGCGATTAAACTGTATGACAAAGGTCAATTCGCTGACGGTGTTTCTGGTCAAACTAACCTTCGATACCTGACTTTCATTGGTCACAAGGTATCAAGCAACCCTGTTCAATTCCGTGTTACTGCTGATGCGGCTTCTTCTGGTGGTAACGTCACGATTGATGTAACACCTCCTTTGAAGTCGTCTGCTGGTGCTGATCGCAACTTGAACGTGGCGATTGTGGCGAACATGCAATTAACACTGTTGCCTTCTCACAGAGCGGGGATGATTACTGCTGGGAATCCGTTGTACCTGGCTATGCCTCAGTTGCCTGAAGAAGTACCATTCCCTACTGGTAACTCTGTTGATCCTGATACTGGCGTTTCTTTGCGCATGTACCATGGTAGTCTGTTTGGTCAAAACCAACGTGGGTCAATCTGCGACTGTATTTGGGGCAGGAAGGCCGTGCCAGAGTACACAATGTCAGTAATTTTTCCCTTATAATTAAAACACTCATGTTTGGGGTGCATTTATTTTACCCCAAACATAACTGGAGGGCATAAAGCCCTCCTCTCAAATAAGGATATTTAAAATGGCTCTTTCAACACCAATCGCAGTTGCAGGATTTAACTATATCAACGGCCTGAAGCTGTCCTACACTTCGACCACAACCTTAACCGTTACCGCTGGTAGCTGCCGAAACTCAACTAACGTCACTGACATTAGCGTAGGTCTGGCACTCAACGTATCCGCAACACAAACAGGCGTATTACCTGTAACTGCTGGCACTGGCTCAGTCGTTATCAGTAGTGCTAGGGCTGGTGCTACTGGACTTGATACAGGTACAATTGCTAACAGTACATTCTATGCGGTCTATGTAATCGGCGATAGCACTCAGATTAAAGCTGGTTCTGCATTGATTTCTGCAAACCTGACTACTCCTGTATTACCTGCTGGTTACGACATGTTCTTCCGTATCGGCTTCGTCAAAACCAATGGCTCCGCTCAATTCCTTATTTTCCGACAAGACGGTATCGGTCTTGACAGATGGATGTGGTATGACGCTCCTATTGCGACTGATGTTACCGCTGGTTCTTCTTCAACTTATGCTGCTGTTGATGCGAGTGCTGGCTTACCTGCTGCTACACCAACAATGGTCAACTGGTACTGTGCGTTCACTCCGACTGCTGGTGATGATACGTTGATATTGGTTCCAGGTACTTCAACTGCAACTCTAGGCTATGCAACGATGTCTGGCTCTGTAGCTGCTGTTCTGAAAACTGGAAATCTAATCTGCCCAACAGACTCACCAAGTGCAGACGCGATTGACTACAAAGTCATCGGCACTGCTGTTGCGATTTCTGTTGCCGCGTACTTAGATCAATTGTCAGTATAAGGAAATGCCATGGCCTACACGACCTTGCAGCTTATTAACAATGCCTATTATCAATCGGGCATTGTTTCACGGGGCTTTGAAACTGTGTCAGGCCAACAGGCCAATGACGGGTTAGAGTTCCTTAATGACTTACTTCATGACAAGACTGTAGAAAACGGTCTTGTTCCTTATTACACCAAATATGATTTCACAGCGGTAACGGGTCAAGAGGCTTACTTCATAGCCGATCTGATTAGCGTTGACACCTTTGTCTTCTTCATCGATACAGTTCGATACCAGACAGAGAACAGAGCTAGACGAGAATACTTTGGTTCATCACGAGCTGACAACATTCAGTCATTGCCGGGTAGCTGGCACATGGAGCGAACCTTCGGTGGTGCGAACATCTACATTTACTTCAAGCCGAATACGACTTACCCATTAACGCTTTGGGGTCAATTCAGGCTTAGTGCTGTTACGATTAACCAAGATTTATCGCTTACCCTTGACAGGTTCTTCATTGACTATCTTAAATTCGATTTAGCCAATCGCCTATGCGCTGAGTATAACTACAGTGTGCCACCTGGTGTTGCTAAGACTCTGAGTAAACTTGAGGATGCAATTAGTAAGAAAAGTGGCCCGATGGATTTGAATTTGATAAAATTGTCTACTTTACAGAGACGCGGTGGGATTAATTATGCTCAAGTAAATTTAGGACAAGGTTGGGTCTCGTAATGTACAATTTGTATATTATTTCACAAGGATTGTAATGGCGATAAGCACCCCAGGAGCCACAGAGGTTCCAGTCAAAATCGTTGGTTCCAGCATATTTGGTCGCCACAGTATCATTAGTGATGAACGAACGTACAATATGTTCATTTCAGATGAGTGGCTAATTAACTTCGCTGGCTACGATCAAGCGGTAGAAATCCTGTTGGCTGGAGTTGAAGGTCGAGGGCTATTCCATTCGACCAGAGGAAACTTCCTCTTAGCGGTCATAGGGGCTATCGTCTACAGAATTGACCCTGGTCTTGGCTTCAGAAGCTTTGCATTCACCTTGTCAACCACGACCGGTGAGGTGGTCATGGATGAAAATCTAAACTCGCAGATTGCTATCGTTGATGGCTCGGCTAAAGCTTACATTTACAATTACAAGATTGATGATGTTCAACTGATTAACTTTGGTTTGCCAGCCCAAACATTTATTCCAAATTACGTTACCTACCACAATACCTATTTCATTTTCGGTAACGGTATTCAAAACTCAAGCGGCTCTCAATGGTTCATATACAAATCTGACTACACTGAAGCCGCACCAAGCACAGCTTATGATTTAAAATTCGTTGAAGTCCTGACATTGCAGACTAAGCCTGACTTTGCTAAAGCCGTGATTCGGATTCCAAGTCATGGTAATAACATACTGGTTCTAGGCTCAACGGTTTGTGAGATTTGGCAGAGCGTGGCTGGTAAGCAGATTTATCAACGGAACCCGTCAATCAACATCGATTACGGTGTAGCCAGTGTTTCAACGATTGCCGCCTCAGATGATATGGTGGTATGGCTGGGAATCAACGAGAAATCCGCACCTGCAATCATGGTCATGGCTGGTGGTCAAGCGAAACGAATCTCGACCGATGGAATCGATTACATTCTAGCGCGAGTGAAAAGACCTGACGTATCAACAGCAATGTTCTATCGTCAAGACGGCCACATATTTTACATCCTTACCTTCTATCACGCTGATGATGACTTCTCCATAATGTATGACTTCACTACACAGAAGTTCTTCGACATCACGGATTGGGATTTCACGTATCATCCAGCCAGACAGATTGCGTACTTCAATAATGAGATTTACTTCATATCGCTGAAGCAAGGAAGCTTAATGCGATTGAGTACCGACTTAACCAGCATGTCCACCGATCTGCAAACCGATTATGAAGTTCCACGGATTAGAAGATGCGACACTTACCGACTACCCGGTAGCGAGCGATTCATCGTCAATCAATTCAGCTTCACGATCGAAAACGGTGTAGAGGCTGGTGTTGACTTCCAATACGAATGTGACGGTCATATCCTTGGTGAATCAAGCGGACAAATCATGTACAGTGAAGACGACCTGCCATTACTACTGGAAGGTGGTAACTGCGTGGTATACAGGCCAAGAGTCGATGTAACGATTTCAAAGAACGGTGGTGAAACATACGGCAATCCAGTGTCCTACTTTATGCACGAAACTGGACACTATAAGAATCAACCACGGTTTAACCAGCTCGGTGAAGCTAATCAATTCACCTGCCAGCTCCGGTTTTGGGGATTTTATGCAGTTGTTGTCGCAAATGGCAAATTGGAGATCAGACAATGATAATCCCAATCTTCCAATCTGCTCAGTATGTTGATGAAAAAGGCTACCTTACCTCATACTCTCAACTGTATAATGATGAATTGAACAGTACATTACGTGCAGGATTGAGCGATAATGGTTGGACGCTTCCAATCGTTACTGCTGCCGAATTAACTTTGCTTGAAGCATTGCCACCGATAGATCGTATGCCAAACGGCACTCTTTGGGTGGTCATTAATGCCGACCCTCCAACCGCTGTAGCTGAACTGGTAGTCAAGCTAGATGATGGAACTGGTAATCAAACCAGTGCATTATATAAGCTAACGAAAACCGCTTACCCATAAGGATATGAGATGAGCATGCTTAGTAAATTATTCGGTGGTGGTGGACCTTCTCCACAGAACCAAGCCAATCAATACCTCGACCAAATTCCTGGTGTTGGTCATCAAGGTTACGACCCCTATATCCAGCAAGGTCAAGATGCTTCAGGCAAGACTAAAGGCCAGTATGAAGACATGATGAATGACCCCACAGGCTTCATCAATAAGCTCATGGAGTCCTACAAGACCTCAGAAGGCTATGGCTTCCAGCGTGACCAGCTTACCAAGGAAATGAGTAACACTGCCGCTGCTGGTGGTATCGCTGGTACGCCTCAAGACCAGATGAACCAAGGTGAAGGCATCCAAGGACTGCTGTCAAAGGATATGCAGCAATACCTTATGAACGCCCTCGGACGATACGATAAAGGGATTGAGGGTGAGGAAGATATTGCGAGTCGTGGCTTTGATGCGAGTAAAAACCTCACTGACTTATTAGGTTCTAATTTAAACCAGCAAGGTAGCCTTGCATTTAAAAACCAAGACCAGAAAAATCAAAATAAACATGAGTTGTGGAGCATGTTCGGAAAAGCTCTTGGCGCAGGAGCAGGGTTCGCAATGGGTGGTCCGCTTGGCGCAGGATTATCTTTAGCTGGAGGTGGTCTAGGCTCTTCTATGTATGGTGGAGGTTAATATGGCTATTAGCAACTGGGTTGATTACTCAAAGATACCTAATCAAGAATCCCCATGGAAGAACATACTTGAAAATGTCCTCAAGGGCTACCAGATGGAGAAAGAGCCAGCGAAAATGGCTGAAGAACAGAGAAAGAGTGAGCTTGCTAACTCATTGCAGGATTTAGCTCTCAAGCATCAGCCAACAGAATATATCTTGTCTGATGCCCTCAAGCGTTCTCAGATTAACAAGAACAATAGACCCACTGCTGGCAAAGCTGCGGGATCGAAGTTTAATGCTGCGGTGGCTAATGAGCAAGGAATTTGGGAACTAGAACACCCAGCTGGAACCCAATTAACACAAGAGGAACAAGTTGAACATATCACTCGATTAAAGAACGCTCTTAATATTGGATTGCAACATACCCAAGCTGGAACCGCACGCACTGGCATCTTGAATGAAACGCAAGACCAACGAGGTGAGACACAGCAAGGTAAATTGTTAACTGAATCGAAAGACGTGGCTGATGGATTTTATCCTGGAACTGGTAGAAAGCAACAATTTGAAAGCCCAAAAGTTCAGGAGTTTTACAAAGACCAGTATGACCTCAAAAATCAGAAGGAGCGGTCAGATTCAGTGACACGTAATCGATCACTGTATGCTGGCTTAATAGACACAACATTCGATAACATCAATGTTGATAAACTGGTCAGGTACAGCGGCATCGAAGGAACCATAGATAAATATGCGGCTCGCGCTCAGATTGCACCAGAAGAAGAACAGAAGAAATATAGAGAATACACAGAAGAACAAACAAAGGTTCTAGCTCTAGCGAAACAGATTAGACAATTCTACGGTGATTCAATTAGCCCAGGAAACCTAAAGAAACTGGAAGAAGTTACTAATCCTGCGAAATGGTCTGAATCTCCTGCTGTTGCTAAAGCGCAATTTGAAGCACTCAAGAATATTGTTAAGCAAGAGACAAGGCTTTATCGTCAAGCTCTTTCTTCTATTGCTCCGTTTCAGAATCAAGAAGGGGGCACTCAAACTGCGGTCAATCCTTCTACATTTGACTTCTCGCAATACCCTGTAGCTGGAGGTGGTTAATGGATTCTATTAATGTTACTGACACTAAGACCGGCCTAACCCATGCGATACCGTATGATCAATTACCTGACGCATTGCAAGCTGGCGGTCATTTTGCTGATGAAGAACAGAAATCTAAAGCCATTAAGATTCAGAGGGGAGAAGGGAATATTGATTTAAACAATCGACCCATGGTAAAAAATCCTGAAACTGGAAAAATAAGCACTGTTTATTCAATGAGCATTGGAACGCCTCGTGGAGAAGTGCTTATTCCACGAGTAAGTGATGATGGTAGAGTTTTATCAGAGTCTGAAGCGATTGATCTATTTCATAAGAGTGGTAAGCATCTTGGTATTTACAAGGATATTGAATCGGCTAACAAAGCTGCTGAAGATATACATAAATCACAAGCCATTAAGCTTCAGCAGGGAGGTTCAGAAGAATCCCTGAAAGAACCCTCTCAGAAAGAAAGCACTGGACAGTTATTTGCACACGCATTGAAGAACGCTGCTGGATTTATGCGAGACATTCCTAAGATGGGAAGCTCACTCGCTCAGAACATGGCTAAGAATCCGATTAAAGCATACCTACATAATGAAGGCCAAATGTTAGCTGGCATAGGTGAATTTGGCAAAGGAGCCGCAAATACTGTTTTTTCTTTAGCAACTGCATTAATGAAAAATATGGATCCACTTACTGCAAACTTAATGAAAAATGCTGGAATAGAAATCAAAGCCCCTCAAATACCTGAAGATACTGGCGTTGAAAAAGCACTTGGACTGGAAGCCAGCAGACCTGAAGATAGGTTTACAAGAGCAATACCAGACATGTACGTTGGAGGTTCAATTGTTAAAGATGTTGCACAACTTAGTCGCAAAGGACTTCGTATGCTTAATCAGTCAGATCTTAAAGCACAAGCCAAAGCCTTTGAGAAAAGAGGAATGGAATCTGATAAAGAAGCCGCAAGAATCGCAGAAGAAAATGTGCTTACCAAAGAAGAAACTAAGGCAATGGGTGCTTCTCTATCTGAGGAATATGTTAAGAAACATGCTCCTTCTCAGCTTGGTGGGAAAGATGTCAGCAGTCAAAAAATCAAGCAAACATTAAAAGCTCAAAAAATAGAAGAAGCTAAACCTATTGCGGAAATGACGCATGAAGAAATTAGTGATGCCAATCCTGAAGAACTCACGAGGCAATCTAAAAAACAGGCCGCTAAAACTATAAAGGAAGCCAAAAAAGAAGCTGGTGCCCTTATAGCAAAAAGCAATCTAGACATAGACGAGGCTCATGAAGCTCTTAGCAACGCTTTCGGTACTAAGGGGGCAATCGTAAATGGTAAAGCCTTAACTGTTGCTGACGTTGGCGGTAGACCGGCTCAAGCTCATATTAAAGAAGATAAAGATACAGCAACTAAATTATATGGTGAAATACGATCTCATTATGAAGATGCGGCAGTAAAAGTTAATAACAATAGTGAAATAAAATCTACTATGGCTGTTCTTAAACAACTAGAACACGATGATCCATTAGCTCCTGGATATGGTTCTGGTACTGATACACAGCTTGCTTTAGGGCATCAAATAACTGCACTGAAGAATGAACTTATTCCAGCAAAAGATTTGTTTGATTTAGCTAAAACGTTAGACCAACGATCATCTAACCTCCGTGATATTCAATATGGAGATAAGATTGAACAAGTGGAGCGAACACGAGCCGAAACAGCAGCAAACAAATACGATGCAGAAGCTGAAAAAATTAGAGAAATGCTGGAACAAACCGGAGACGGTGAAGCTCGTCAAAAAACAAAAGAAGCGAATAAGCTTTGGTCGGATTATAAGTCTGCTAAAGCGCATCCTAATGGACATGAAATAATTTCTAATGGAAAGCTCCAACCTAATCACATGACTAAGATTACAGGAACGAGTAAGGGTGATGATTATTTACAGCGAATTACGGAAAGCAACCCTATTATTCAGAAAGCTGCGGTTAGCATGAAGTATGGCAAAAAAACTCAACACGGTGGCTTGCTTAAACCTGATAAAGTAACACAATCTTATTTGAATGATTTAGACACGCAGCCTCATATAGAAGCATTAAGAGAGAAATTACAGAAGCATGAATCTAATAAAGTTGCAGCTAAAGAACAAGTTGAATCTAAATCGGATGAAGCTAATGAACTTAAAGAACAGCAACACGATTATGCCAAAGAACTTGAAAAAAATCAGAAAGCTTTAGCGGAATCACTTAAAGCACAGAAGAATATTGAAAAACTAGAAGCTGAAATGAAGTCTCACTCTGAAGCTGAACATCAGTTTGAAGCTCAAGCAAAGAAAGAAAAAACTGGTAGTGATGCCTTCATTGCAGCTAAGAAGGAAGGCAGGGCGCATCGAGAGAAGGCTGATGAATTAAACGATAAAATTAATGAGGCTAAAGATAAACGTAAAGCAATGGTTAATGCTGCCTTTAAATACTCAGGAATTAAATATCTTGCAGGTAAAGTTAGGCTTTAATTAATCGAATACTGCGTCTGTAAATTCGTCGATAGCTTGAAACATAAAGTGTATGATAATGTAAAGTGCTATTAGAGTAAACATTAAGTGGCTCCTGTGAGTAGAAAAAATACATTCTACCAGAGTTTAACATTTGAAATCAAGCAAAGGATTTGCTATGACAATCGACACAAAGTACATAGAAGCATTTTCGATCGAAACGATTATTTTAGACAAGACCACGGGCGCACCACTATCAGGTGGAATAGTAACCTTTGAAGAATCCCTGCAACCAGGTGTACTCAGGTCTGTATGGCAAGTTACCAACACCAGCGGCACATACACATACGCCGCACTAGCCAACCCAATGATTCTGTCCTCAATCGGAACCTTTGTCGATACCCTAGGTAATCCAGTCATACCCTACTTCAACTCATACGATGTCGCAGGAACACCAGAATATTACAGAGTAATCGTTACAAGCTCGGCTGGTGCACCTCAATTCATTCGTGACCCTGTGCCGTTTATCCCTGACGTTGCTGCCGTAGCAACCGCATCATCAGCTTTTGAAAATGAAATATCTAATCCGCAATTCGTGAACGTATTGTTCGATACAACAACCGCATCAACTTATGTCTATAATTTTAACGCAGCAGTAAGTGAAGTAGTCAAAATAGCCCCTGATTGGGATATCATCGTTTCAAGCGTAGGATTCGCTACCGTAACTGTAGCTCAATTGAATCCCGCTGGAACAGAGAATATACCCACGAATCCAGGAACTATCTTAACTATATTATCAGCAGGAGCCACAAGCGTAGTTTTAAGACAGCGCATATTCGGCTCGCCCAATCTCTGGGGAAAAGGCTTTATCGCAGGTTCATTCGTTGCTAATACATCCGCTGGAACTGCTCAAACTCTGACCATGAAATACAGTCAGTCTGATGGAGTGGTTGTTGATCAACTCATCAGCACAGGAATATTAGCCGCTGGTGGCGCATACGCAGCTCATGCAGGAAGTAGCGTTATAATTCCTGTTTCAACCAGCATAGATACCAACCCTAATGCCTACATTGACATTAAGTTCGACTTAACAGGACTCCCTACAATTGGCATCACAAGCGTCATGCTTACACCAACAGGCGCAACAAGCGTTAGCAATATCACATACGATGGAGCAAGCAAGAATCGCCAAATCGATTATCTGTTCCATTACTATCAGCCATTGATTAACTTCAAGCCGATTCCAAGCATGTTGGTAGGTTGGGATTTCCCGCTTAACCCTGCGCAGACCGGCTCAACTGTAATAATGAATACCATGGCGACTACACCAAAATACATCTGGGATCAGACCATAGGCGCATCCCTTGTCGGCAATATCAATGTAGTCAGAAACACAGTTACAGGCGGTATCCAAGCAACCACAGCTAATGCCAATGAAGCATTCTATTTCATGCAATATTTGTCAGGTAATGACGCTAAGAAGATACTAAACACATCAATGTCAAGCAACATCAGCGCATGGAGAACAACCGCTGGTGGAGCCGTTACCGTTAAAGTCTTCCTGTACCGTGGTAGCTCAGCAGCAACATTCCCTATTCTCGCAACCACTATAGGAACCGTAGCTGCAAGTGGTGCGTTCACTCTTACAGCCGCAAGCTGGACACTAATTGCGAGAGGGAACTTAGGTGAAGCTTCAGGCGTATTATCAATCGTTGATACAGCTAACTACCTAACCCTAAACAATGTCGCTGACTTACCCTTTAGCGGATGGAAAATTGTAGACGCAACACAAATCAGTGACACCGATAAATTCGCAATGGTGGTGACATACTCTTGCCCGACTACTGCAACAGTGATTACGACTGATTCAATTTCGCTTGTGCCTGGTGATATTCCTACTAGACCAGCTCCACAGACAATTGATCAAGTACTGCGTGAATGCCAATACTATTATTCTAAATCATTTATAACCTCAACCACACCAGCTCAAAACGTTGGTTCTGGCACTGGTGAAGCCATGGGAATTCAAGCTGAAGGAACTGGAATAGCTAATTCCGCAGGAGTTATAGTTAGATTTAATGTGCCTATGCGTGCAACTCCAAATCCTATAACGCTATATAACCCTGCTGCTGCAAATGCCTTCATCAGAAATGAAGGTTCAGGCGTGAACTGGACTGCAACAGCAGTAGGTGGGCAAAGTCGCAATGGATTTAATACAGAAGGAACGACAAATGGCTCAATTGCATCTTTTATAGGACTACATTGGTCTGCATCTGCGCAACTAGGAATCGTTTAATTTAAGGATAAATTATGACAACACAATATAAGTTACAAAAGGACGTAGCGGGTTACAACGGCTTTGGTTTGCCATTCAGTGACATGAGATTCAGTTGTTCGCTAAATGCTTCCAGCGATACAGAGCTAATCGTTCCAAGCTCGGGTTCAATGGGTGCGGCTTTAAATAGCGTCAATAAATTTCTCGCAGTCATTCAGGTGGAAAATGGTTTAAGCGTCTGGGTCGCTCTGGGTGCTACGGCTGCTGTTCCGGCTGGTGCAACATTTGCAGCTACAACTTCAGACCTCATAATAGGTGGTCAATACTATGCTGTAGAAGTCAAAGCGGCTGATGTTATGCACTTCCTCGCTCCAACTGGTGGCACAGATATCCTAGTCAAGTTTTACGCTCTGCAAGCCAATTAATAAGTATTTATCACAAGGAGTGTGAAAATGGCTTTAGTACCTGATCAGAAATTCGGAACCTTTCAGAATGGTGGAAACCAAGCTGTAGGCGATATCCTCGTAGGTCTTCGAGCTGGATTGAATACCCGATTTAATTATACTGGTGAACTTCCAGTAGGTGTAGTAGTTACTATAGCGCAAGGTGGCACAGGTGCAACAACTGCATCAGGCGCACGTACTAATCTTGGATTGGGTACGATGGCAACTCAGGATGCCAGTGCGGTTGCGATTACCGGTGGAACGCTTACGAGTGTGTCGCTGGTTACGTCTGCTCTAGGAACCCCGACAAGCGGCCTATTGACAAACTGTACTGGCTTACCTCTCACGACTGGTATTACCGGAGTTCTGGCTGTTGCTAATGGTGGTACAAATGTCAGCTCTGTAACTATCGCACCAACCGCTTCATCTTTTGCCGGTTGGGATGTTAACTCAAACCTAAGTGCAAATAGCTTTATACCAGGATTTGAAACGACTGTATCAAGTGCTGGCAATCTAACCTTAACCGTAACAAGTAAAGGTACGCAGGAAATAACAGGTAGCAACACGCACACAATAACGATGCCTGTTGTTTCAACGCTGGTCGCCGGTCAACCATTCGAGCTTATCAATAATTCAAGTGGAAATGTCACTGTCAATTCATCGGGTGGTAATGCGATACAGATAATGGCGGCTAATACGACTTTGTATATGGACTGCGTACTGAACACTGGAACAACGGCGGCGTCGTGGAATGGTGGCTATGTATTTGACGCAGGTGGCGGCGTATTGTCGATTACTGGAACGGCTGACCAAGTGATTGCATCGGCTTCAACGGGTGCTATTACCCTGAGTTTGCCTCAGTCAATCGCTACAACAAGCACTCCCACTTTTGCCTCATTAACTTTGACAAATCCCTTGACGCTGGCTAATG